CCCTAACTGAGACAGGCACACGTACTCGCACGCAACTACATAATGATAGTGTCGGCGTGATGTTTGACAGTGATTTAGAAACCAAACGCTGCACGCTCACTTTTAACGAGATAATGACTTTTACCGACATTAAAAAGCTTATCTTTTTGCGCTGCGCCAATACCGTGCAAGTTCAGCTAAATGATGGACCTTTCTTTAATGTGACGGCTTTGTTTATTGCCACTAGCGCATTTGATAAAGTGTCGATCAAAAACGCCACCACTGCACCTATTGTTTGTTACATCGTACAAGGTTAATTTTAGAGGCAAAAACAATGACTCCAGTATTTGCAAATGTTCTTAACAGCGGCAAAATGCCCCGGCATTTGGCTGATGGCACCGGTCAAACGGTCACAGTAAACCCTGGGCAAACCACTGTTCCAGTACCTTATAGTTTTACAATTTGGCAAAACACTTTACCGCCAAATTGCAGCATTTTGAATTATACAATGGATGACGGTTCGGTTGTAAAGATTTTAGATGAGAGCCAAGTGCAAGCCGGTAAAGAGGCCAATCTTGTCCTTCAAACAAGCAATTTCAATACAATTGAGAATCAGTTCAGCCCGTTCGTGACTACTGATTCCGTCAATCCAGCTTTTGATCCGGATATTCCTAAAGCCGTGGTCACAGAGTAAGAAACATATAGGAGAAAATATATTATGGTGGCTCCACTTATTGTCGGTCAATCGCCCGGCGTCTATACCCGAGAAGAAGATTATAGTGGCGAGACTGTCGGCACCAATGTTTCTATCGGCGCTATGGTATTTGGTTCTAAAAAAGGTTCGCTATCGCCCCGACGTAAAACCAGCTTTTCCAGCTTCACCGCAGATTATGGTATTTCTGATACTGCGTGGAGTTATGCTCATATTATGGCTGAGCATTTTTTCGATGAAGGCAATCAATTGCAGTGCTTGCGTGTTGTAGGCCCTGGTGCCAAATACGCAAACGCTGCAATTAGCTATATTTTGCCTTCTACTATTGGTGGTGCTGTATCTAATGCCACGTCGATGGGTACGACTGGCGGATACGAAACTGGTGGTGGTGTACAAGTTCAAGTCACACAATTATCCACCCCTTTAATAGCGGGTAGTGCAATTAGTGGTACACTTACCGCCAATGGCATTACTGTAAATATTTCCAGCACCCCATTTAATACCGATACTATTGGCACCATGACGGCTGTTGCGACAGCTACACAAGCCGCCATGAATAACTTGCAAAACCAGTTAAATGCTGCCACTCCGGCTCAAAGCAATTACACCAAAGGCTACATCAAACTTATTAATGGCGGCTTTGGTGCTATGCTAATTTCTTCGCCAGAAAATGTCAGCGTCACCGCTAAATTTACGGTTACTGGACAAACTGCAAATCTAGTAGTGGGCGAAAGCAATCTTGTTGATATTTTCGCCGAAAATCCTGGTGATTGGGCCAATGATATTGGCTACAACATTACAAATATTGACGCAGGTATTTTGCAGCGCGTGCGACTGACTTTCGGTGGCCCGGTTGTCGCTGGAAATATCCTAACAATCAATCTTTTGGTAAATAAACAGCCTGTGACTATCGGGCCGTTTACCTCTACAGTTGGTATGTCCAACGATGCATTTATGGGCAACTTGGGTCAGTTGCTATTGAATGCTTTGTCCGGTGGTCAAAATGTGGGCAACGTCAGCATCAATTACCCTGGTGGATTTGGTGCAAATAGTGCTCGTATTATTGACATTACCTCCACGGTTCCTGGCGATAAATACATTGAATTTGTGGGTTACTCCTTTGCTGGCGCTGGCGCACCAATTTTGTATTTTGATGAGATTAAATCAGGGCTTGCGTCTACTGGCGCATTTACCTTGAACGTATTTACGCGCTCCAATGTTAAATATCCAAAAGCAAGCTTCCGGGTTGCTCTTAAGCGCACCACGGATGGATTGCAAAATCAGTTATACATGGAAGAAGTTATTAACAAAGCTTCTGGTCGTAGTTCTGATATTCGCGTTGTGGTCAATACTTCCATGGTGCTAAGCGGCTACATTATTGATCCTAAATTTGCGACGCAATTTGCGCAAGTGCGGTTCCTTAATGGTGGTGCCAACGGCACATTGCCTTTGAATGGAGCAATTTCTCAAGGCTGGGACGTGTTCCGCAATACCGAACTTTATCCTATGAGCATTTTAATTAATGCAGGTTACACAGATCAAGGTGTGCAGCAAAAGATTAGTGCCGTAGCTGAGGAACGGAAAGATTGTATTGCCATTTTGGACGTACCCTCTGATTACCAAGATGTAGATTCAATTTATAATTGGCGCACACAAGTCTCTAATATCAATACCAGCTACACTACATTAAACTCACCAGATATTTTGGTGTTGGATACAAATACCAGCGAGCGTATTTATGTGCCGCCTTCGGGCAGCATTGCTTCGCGTTATGTGTATACCGATAATAATTTCGCCACTTGGTTTGCTCCTGCCGGTTATGATCGTGGTCGTCTGCCTCGCGCCCTTGATTTCCGTTATACTTACAGCAAACCCGAACGCGACATTATTGACGGTGTGCAAATTAACTGCGGTAAGCACGCAAGCGATGGTAGCGGCCTGCTGATCTTTGGCGAAAATACCTCACAAGTGACGCCCACACTGCTATCGTCAATTGGTGTGCGTCGAATGCTGATCTTTGTCGAAAATTCTATGGCAAAGTCGCTTGAGCGTAATTTGTTTGATATTAACAGCGCCCAGCTAGGGTTTATTATCCGTAAGCGTCTAGAGCGGTTCTTGCAGCCAATTAAAGATGATTACGGTATTAAAAACTTCCTGGTTAAAGTGGACGCCACAAACAATCCTGCAAGCTTTGCTGATGCAGGCCAGTTGAATGTGACTGTCTATATCGTGCCAAATCGTCCGGTTAAAATCATTCTACTGGATACCATTATTACCCCATCTTCGATTACCTTCAATGAGTTTATCGTCAACGGTGGTGTGTAAACATCTATTGAATGGGGTTGTATCATATTGGGTGCAACTCCATTCTTTTTATCAGGAGCAAATTTAATATGGCCACTCGTATTACCCTTGCCGAAGCACAAAGTATTCCAGATATTCTTTCGGCAGAAAACTATCGTCTTAATCTTGGCGAAATCCCTAATATCGGTAACGCTGCAGACCTGTCGATTAAATGTCAGACTGCAGTTATTCCAGGTCGGCGTAACGAATCTTTCGAAGCGTCTCTTGGTGGCTATGTGCGCAACTTTTCGGGCCGCAATCTTTGGGAGCGCACAATTGCTATCGGATTTGTTGAAGATATTACGATGGGCACCAGTTATCTACTACGTGGTTGGCTTGAGCAAATTCGCGGCACGAACTCAGGCACGGCTATCGGTAACATTGCTGATTATTCTGTTTCACCGGAATTGAGCATTTTCGATCAGGCCGGTAACGAGGTTGATGTTGTGCAGTTTTTCAATTTCTACATTGAAAGCTTAAGCGATATTAACCTAGAAGTAAACTCCAGCCAGCCTATTCAAATTCAGGCAACTTTCCGCTACGACTACTGCATTTTTGCAAATACCATCATTCGTTAAAGGATAAATAATCATGTTCAGCGCAATTGTCTGGGTAGCCATTGGCTACGTTGTACACTCGCTTTTCCCTCTGCCTTTTATTGACCGGGCTATTTTGGATGGCTGGGCACGTTTTTGGGCTTATGTGAAAGCCAAAGTATCAAGCGCACCTGATACCACTACAACCACAACGCCCACATCTGTACCCAATTACAGCACGGCAGTCTCCCCCGTCACGCCTACTAAGGAGTAATTAAATTATGGCGGCTTTGACCTTACAAGATGCCCAAGGTGCAGAGCCGCCTGCCCCGGCCTGGATATGGACTTTAGAATTTGATTTAACTGGTATTTTTGGTGACGTAAGTATTAGTGACTCTGGCCGTTATACGTTAAAACCTATCTATGTCCAAGAGGTCACTATTCCTTTTCGCTATTTTGACGCAAAAACCAGATATCGGGGCGGCGGTCACAACTATTTTGCGGGCGACACTAACCTTGATCATATTGCTGTAAATTTTTATGAAACATCTTCTTTTAGCATATTAAGTGTATTGTCAACTTGGCAAGGTAAAATGTATTACGGCAAAGGGCAAAGTAAGCCTGGCTGCTTTAATCTACCTGCTAATTATTTTGCGAATGCTACTGCTCGTTTATATGATGGAATTGATAACGATAATGCCGCCTTAGAGGTTACTTTAAGTGGCATCTGGCCTGCCCGTATTTCAGAATGGAATTTAAACTATCAGCACTCTAGCCAAATCATGACGAGTTGCACATTTTATTGCAATGATGTAAAGCTTGCATTTAAAAAGCAGCAAAATGATGCCCTTGCACAAAATATCATTAAAGATTTGTTTAGCAGTGACACTGATGGCACTATTGCCGAAGATACTACGCAGCCTTTAACTGATATTGAACAGGCTTTGGGCCTATAAATTACGCGTAACTCTTTGATGGCGAAATAGAGTATAAAGAACGCCAAGTCTCCTGGGATGCCGTGAGTATATACTCACTAGATACAGACAATTCCCCACAGGAGCAAATCCCCCAAATGGTTACGACAAATCCGGCAGCCGGTAATACCGGTGGCCCTAAGCGTAAAATTCAAGTTGTTACTCAAACAATTGGAGAAGCAACCGCTAACGAGGTTAAAAGTTTTCGAGAACAAGCTAAACAATCAGCGGCAACATCGGCAGAGCCGCCTGCCCATCATAGTTTAGAATCTATTGCTAAAATATTTGCAGATGCCGGACAACCTTTTACCGTTAGCGAAAAGCACGACCCTTCTGCAAAAAAGGTGCCGCAACCATTAAAAGCTCGCGCACCTGTTGTAAGCCAGCCTGATCCTATTGAAGAAAAAACTGAGACCGAAACCGCTAAGTCATTTGATCCGCGTATTACCTCAGAAATTGATCAAAATCTCGGAGAACATGCAGAGCGACTACAGCTAGCCAGCAACTGCATTTTTTACAATTTTACCGACGTGACGGTGCGGCCTTTTGGCCTTCCTGATTTTACAAAGATTGAAAAGGCTAACCGCACAAAAAACGAAACAATGATTATTGACATCGTAAGCGGTGCCCTCGATGTTGATGCGCGTGATCTCACACAAAAAGATTTCCGCAACCTTATGTATCATTTGCGGATCGTATCTTTTGTGCGTAATCCTTATCGGCTAAGCTGGACTTCTATTTATGGCAACGTAAACGTCATAACATTGAATAAAACTACACTTAAGATTAAAGAATTAAATGCAACCCGTGAAGAATATCAAGAGTGGGTGGCACGCGGTTTTTGTATGCCGACAATGCGCGATCTAGAAGAATATGATGGGTTGGAAGACTCTTTAGACGAAGACGATAAAACCCGTTGGATTAGAGCTAAATACCTAGTGGGTAATGGTTTTCGTGAGAAAATGGCGCGCTCACACACATTAACACCTGATGAATATTACGTCGATATTAAAGAGTTTGCGCAAAAGTTTGAAGATTATGGCGTCATTGAATATGCCGAGGCAACTGATCAACACTTTAATGCCGAAGCAGCTTTAGAGACATTACAAGGCTACCTTACGACGACCGAAGCCATGTTACAGATTTATCATGGTGAAGAAGAACAGGTCGAATGGAATTTAAAACTCATTGGTTTGCGTGAGGAAATTGCGCGGATCGCTTCTAACCCGGGTGAGGCTGCGCCAAAGCGCGAAACCGTGGAGTTCAGTATTAGCCTTACTGATTTCTTTTCCGTCTTATAGCCTGAAAGAGATTTGTAATCGTATTTTTAATCTAAACAAACATATCGGGCAATTACCTCCCACCGTATATAACAATGGCTTGTGGTTTCTATATATGTCCAATGAATTGGAATTGGATCGGGCTAAGGCAGAAACTGCTAAGCGGGCACATGACGCAGATAGGGCAGGTACCAATAAGCGGCTAAGTCACGCAAATAAGATGAAGATTAAAATGTAATTTGAGGATTTTATTTTATGTCAGACACAACAATGGGAGATATGGGGCCAGGGAATTACTCTGGCCGCTCCCCTATGGGAAAAATGAGCAATAATAGTGCTGGCGGCACGGGTATATTTAAGCGTGTCGCCAGCACTGTCGATACTATGGCTAAGATTGCTACAAATACGCAGCCAAATAATTACCTTGGCAAACCTGATGCTGCCACTAAAGCCACGGTTATTGGTACAGAATCTTTAAACGAGGAACGTAAACAGACTGGCATTTTGGGCACAATGTCCCGAGGTATTTTAAATAATACCGAAACGCTTAAGTCATTTACTGATAATAGTCGTCTTAATAATAAGCAGCTTTTAGAGCAATTAAAGAAAATCAATGAGAGCCTAAAAAACGTTAAAGGCGGCAGCAACGGTAGCAGTATTATAGGCAGTATCGGCCGGGGTATTGGTGGCCTAGCAGGCAGTGCCCGAAACGTTTTTAGTGGTGGCGGTTTTGGTCGGGCGGCAAAGTTTGCAACTCGGGCTGCAGCCCCGTTAGCCGCGTATGGTTTATATTCTGGTGCGCAAGAATTAAGCAATAGCCGCAATACACCATTTTTTGGCGATGAAAAAACTGGATTATTGGGCTCTCGCGCCAGCAATTATGCCAGCATGGCTGCAAGTGGTGCCACGTTGGGCGCATTGGCTGGGCCTATTGGTGCCGCTGTTGGCGGGGCTGCTGGTTTGGCGGGCGCTGCATATTCTGATTTTAAGCCGAGCATTGATAGCACATTAGGAAATTTGAGCGGAAATGTCGCCACGGCTAGTAAATATGCCTGGGATACTGGCAGCAAATTATCCGACAAAGCTTTGTCTTATCTAAAAGATCACATGCCTTCATGGCAAACAATTAGCGGCTTTGCTACCCGCATTGTAGGTGATGTATCTGGATTTATTTCTGACCTGTCGAGTAAGGCTAAAGATATCATCAAAGGTATCTTCGATTTTATTAAATCAAAAATACCAACTCTGGCCGAAATAAAAGCAGGTCTTGGTAGTGCAGCAACTGCCGTTGGGAATGCGGCATCTACTGCGGGCGGCGCAATAGCGGGTGCTGCTTCTAATGCTGGTGGTGCCATTGCCAATTCTGCCCGTAATTTGACGCGTGGTAATGCTCGTACTC